AATTTCGATAGTATCTCTCACTTTGTTGCTAATGTCATTTACATAATATTCATCAGCCAACATACTGGCAAATAATCTTGAAAGTTGTCTGCATAGCTTACTTTTGTTGAATATCCCGTCAAAAGTATCAATATCATTATTTAATTATATAAATTACACACCTTTACTCAAGAAAAATGTTGAATAAAATAACTGACCAACCTATATATAAGCATACACGATTTTAGTCACCCTTATGTCAAGTCCACGACAAAAAAATATGAAGATTTTTTTCAACTTCTAAAAGCCAGTTAAGAACCGCAATTCCTAACTGGCTTTATCAATATACCCTGAGCTGTTATGCCAGGTCATTTTTTATTTTTAGCACGATCTCAACCCTCTTGTTAGGGTAAATAAAGATTTTTTCAATCAGCATATCAACAAGTTCAGAAGTCAGTCCTTTGTTTTCAACCAAAGACTGTAATACATCTTTTTGCTGGTGCTGACGTTCTTTTTCCTGTTGTTCAGCCTCCAGTCGTGTCATTACAACAGCCTTTGTATTCTGTACTTCAAGCAATCGCTGTTCAATAAGTGCTTTCTGTTCTTTATAGAGGTTAACATCAATTTGCTTTATTACAAGCGCCTCATACAGTTTACGCTTTTCTTCCTGCAGCTCAAAGATCTGATTATCAAATTCAGCTCGTCTCACTGCAACCTTATCAACAGGTTTTAATTCATTCGGCCCATCAATCCCCAAAGATACTTCAAACTGTTTACAAAGAAATTCATATACTATGGATTCCAATTCGCTTTCCCGGATCGTCATACCATAGCAAGGCTGTGAAGAATCCATATAGGAAAACCTGCAGCGATAAATAGTCTCATTGGAACGGTGCATAGCATGTTTGCAGGAGCCGCAAAATACCTTTCCTCGAAGGGGATAACTATGCTGTTTTCGTTTTGGAATTTTAAACCGCTTAATGGAAGCATTAGCTTTCTCGAAAAGTTCTTTGCTAACCAATGGGGTGTGATGATTTGGAATCTTGATCCATTCGCTTTCATCTTTTGTCCGCATACGGTTTCCGCCGATTTCTGTTACAGTCTTTTTTCCTATCACATAAGTGCCGATATAACGTTCGTCTGCTAACAGTCTCAAAATGGTTGAATTAGACCATACACCATTTGTCCTTGATACATCGTGATACTTTTGGCCTTTGAGAGCCTTGTATTCGCCCGGTGTAGGAATTGCCTGACTATGAAGTTCTCTGGCAATCTGCGCACTGTTCATACCGGACGCAGCATATTCAAAAATCATCTGAATAACGCAGGAGGTCTCTGGATCAGGGACCATTCGGTTATTGTCACCTTTACAATATCCATACGGGCAGATCTTACTTTGATATTCACCGCGGCGCATCTTCATATACTTTGCGGTTTTGGTCTTAACAGACATATCCCGGCTGTAATATTCACTGATAAGGTATTTGAAGGCAACCTCCATACCACCGGTATCGCCTTTGAGCTTTTTCGTATCAAAATCATCACTCACAGAAATAAAACGGGTATGAAAGATCGGGAATACCCGTTCTATAAAGTAACCTGTCTCTAGACTGTTGCGCCCAAATCTTGAAAAATCCTTTACCATGATACAGTCAATTCGGTTTGCACGTACCAGATCAAGAAGTTCCTGAACAGCAGGGCGTTCAAAATTTGCCCCACTATACCCGTTATCTACAAACTCCATCAGTTCTGCATTTCCGTATTCTTCTAAGCCGGCAGCGTGTTCTTGAAGGATCATGCGCTGGCTGGAAATACTTAAACTGTCTGTTTTGAAATCTTCCAAAGACAGACGGATATATAGAGCAATCACATATTTTTTCATTGTGCCACCGCCTTGCTGTATTCCTGAAACTCTGTACGGAAGCGGAATCTGATAGAGACATGTTTATCGTGATCCACTTCAATACGCTCAATTAAACGTGATACAAGCTCTGCAGTTAATGTACATCCAGCTTTCAGTTCTTTTTCGTCTTTTTCAAGCGTCTTATACTGTTCAAATTGTTTTTTTATCTCTATGGCTACTTTTTCACATTCTGCAAGTTCTGCTTTGGCAGAGCTCATTTTATCTTCATAGTTCTTTTTCCAAAGAAAGAAATCGTCTTTATCTACCAGGCCGCTTACCATATCTTCGTACAATACCTGAATACGATCCTGGTTCTGCTGGATCATACGGCTGGCGGTATTGCGGCGATCCTGCAATTCTTTTTCCCTTTTACGCCATTGGGTTCCATCCTCAACTAAAAGGGCATAATCTCCTAAAGCAGCGGAGAGTTCCTTTTTCAGAATGTCGATCACAGTATCTATCAATTCATTTTCTTTTATGGAAACACCGACACATTTTTCCTTATGAACCCTGCTGGGAGTAAGGCATTGAAAACGGTAAACATCTCCCTTTTTTCGGCGTGCTCTTTGGCGGTGCAGACTTCTGCCACAATGAGAACAGAAGATCAATCCTTTAAAAATATTTGGAGAATATGGAATCTTTTCTTGTTGTTTGTATTTTTCGGCAACATCTATTCGGTACTTCTGGACCTCATCAAAAACTTCCCTGGAAACTATGGCTTCGTGGGTAGCGGCGACAGAAATAAGGTTTTCTTTTCCTGCAGGTCTTTGTTTATGTGCAACAGTTTTTGTATGGCCCTGAACCATATCGCCGGTATATTTTTCTTCTTTAAGGATCTTCATTACGGTACGTGTCTGCCAGAAACCTTCTCCTATTAAATTTTCATGCGTGATTTCCCCGGTAGAATACTTATAATTGCTTGGTGCAGGATAGCCGCCTTCATTCAGCATCAGTACAATGCGGTTCAGACCAACTTTTTCATATGCCCATTGAAAGATCTGCTGGACAACCGGAGCTGCCACCGGATCCACAATCAGCTTATGGCAGTCATCAGGATCCTTTTTATATCCAAAAGGTGCACGAGCGCCAACAAATTTTCCCTCTTTCATATCCTGTCTTGCCTGTGCTTTAATCTTACGACCAATATCGAGTGAATAGGCTTCGTTTATCATATTTTTCAGAGGAAGGATAATTCCACCGTGCAGGTTATCAGGATTTTCGGAATCAAACTGATCTGTTACAGCGATAAACCTGACATTATGAGAAGGAAAATACTGTTCTATGTAGTATCCGCTGTCAATGGAGTTACGCCCAAGACGAGACAGATCCTTTACGATTACACAGTCGATTTTTCCGGCTTCAATGTCAGAGAGCATACGCTGAAATCCCTCACGGTTAAAATTGGTTCCGGTTGTACCATTATCTATGTAAGTATCATAAATGCGAAATTCCGGTTTGTTGGAAAGGTAGTCCTTCAGAACCATTTTCTGTGTTTCGATAGAATTACCACGCTTTTTGTTATCTTCCACAGATAAGCGGATATATAAAGCGGTATTGATAAACGGAGAAACCGATGTAAAAATAGGTTCTGCGATATGTTTTCTGCTCTTTCTTGCCATCTTAGACCACCATCCTTTCCTGTGCCGGAGCAATCAGAGAAATTGCTTTCTCATATTCATTCTGATAGTTAAATTCAATTTGAAATTCATTTTTCCCAACTACCTTGATACTGTGAACAAGCTGGATCATTACCTTTCGGTCTAGTTCTTCGATTTCAGAAAATCTCTTGAAGTTCTCAATCCAGCGGTTACGTTCACTGCGGTTTTCCATAACATCTGTCCGTTTTTCTTCTAAAGCGGCTATTGCCTGTTCAAGCTGAGTGATACGAACATTGTAGGTGTTCTTCAAATTTAAAAACTCATGCTTCTCGATCAATCCGCTTACCATATTTTCATAAAGACTGGTTTTGAATGTCCGTATCTGCTCCAACTGCTGATTGTTCTGCGCGATCTGTCTGCTGTATTCCCGGATCAGTTCTTTATTGATACGGCTCTGATTGATACCGGATAAAATTTCTTCCAAAGAAACAACATTATTAACAAATCCTTTTACACTATCCCTGACACATTCCATCAGGTCGCTTTCCTTTACCATAACAGGGTTTGTACAGCCACTCTTCTTCCCGGTAGGGCAATAGTAGTAGTGGTACTCTTTGTCTTTATAGCGGTTTGTCTTTCGTATCATACGGGCGCCACAGCAGCCACAGATCAATATGCCGGAAAATAAATAGACTTTATTTTTACCGGGAGAAGTACGGGTATCCAGTTGCCGGATCTTCTGCACCAGGTCAAAATCGTGGGGCTCAATAATCGCTTCGTGAGCGTGTTCCACACGAATCCATTCGGACTGAGGACGGTTTTCAATTTCTTTCAGTTTAAAGTGCTGTGAGCCTTGTTTTCCCTGAACCAGAGTGCCGGTATAAGTTTCGTCCTGCAAAATACGGACAATCGTAGTAGAGGACCACCGACAATCTTTTCGATCGGTATATCCGTTTCTTGCACAAGGCAGACCATTCATTTTCTTATAGGCAAGAGGAGAAAGTGTTCCTAAACGGTTCAGCTCATTTGCAATCGCATAAGGACTGAAACCTTCCAGGCGCATCCTGAAAATACTTCGTACCACCTGAGCGGCATATTCATCTACCACAAGGAGATTATGATTTTCTTCGGATTTACGATAGCCGTACACGGTAAAAGCACCGACAAAATCTCCATTTTTACGTTTTGTTTCAAGAGAACTGCGGGTTTTCAAAGAAATATCGCGTGCGTAAGCCTCGTTCATAATGTTTTTTACGGAGACCGTAAGGTCATCCCCGGCGGACTCATTGATTGTGTCGATATTATCGTTGATAGCAATAAAACGTACACCATAAGCCGGAAAAACACGTCTCATATAACGGCCGGTTTCAATATACTCACGTCCAAGTCTGGAAAGATCCTTTACAATCACACAGTTGATCTTTCCCTCCATAATGTCATCCATCATTTCTTTGAAAGCCGGGCGATCAAAAATCACACCGCTATAACCGTCGTCCACTCGTTCCGAAACAAGTTCGATCTCCGGGTGGTGGCTGGCAAATTCCTCAATCAGCTTTCTTTGGTTTCCAACACTGTCACTTTCGTTTGACTTATCATCCGTATAAGATAATCGGATATACTTCGCAGCTTTATAAATCTGCATACAGAAACACTCCTTTCATTACGGAAAAATCCCCGCAATTCAAGGAGTGCAATATGCCTTATTGTTATTCAATTCCTTTTCCGATTCTTATTATAACGCTCCATGCGGGAAAAAACAGCCCCTAAAATGTAAATTTTTATCGTAAGATACCATGCAGACATTCTTCTAATGCAGCTCCGTCCGTACAATAAGTAGCACGCACAATAAACTTTCCACACCTGAAATGACAGGGGTTCTTGATCTGTCTGACGAACTCGGCAATTCGTTCTTCACGCGGAAGTTCCTTGTTGACGGATACACTGCGAATATCCACCAGTTTATCAGCATAAGAAGTCTTTTGTTCCATTTTTCCAGCTCCTTTCCGTAAATTGATTCTCTATCAAAATCACATGGATAAAGCCGGACCTGGACTTGTAATCTAAGCCCGGCTTCATAGTATCTGATTTCGATTTTATATGCCGTATTTGCCACGCATCCCCGGCAGGTTCTGTTGACACAGAACAGGGGTTGCTATGGGCTGCGGACAGCTTGACCGCATCATAGCCCCGCAGTCGTCGCCGCTTTGCCAGAGCAAGCGCACGCCGCAGGAACTCCCCCCAAGTCTTTAGGAGGCCGTGAAGAAGTACCATTGTCATTTGCGCCGTCGTCGCGCCCGAACCTGCCACAGCCGGGTTAATAGGTTGCGTGGATCGCTCGGACAACCGGGTTCATCACCTCCTTTGGCTGTCTGTCATGGCGCCGCCCTATATGCCGCTCGGTACGCAGAATGATGTACCCATAGCAACGTATATTCACTTGTCAAAGAACCATGAGGGAGAGAAGGCAATCAAAGCGCTCCATATTGGAAATATATCGGAACGGTTCTGTCCGATCCAACCACAATGGCTTGTCCTGCCAAAAGGTCCCTTCATAATACAGTACATTTTTAAGGGAAAAGTTAGTGGGCTTATAAATTATTTTTTAAAAAATATTCTTGAAGCTGTTTTAAACCTCTGTTAATGCTCTGATGAACTGAGATTTTACTGCAGTTTTCCACTCTGGCAATTTCCGTTTGGCTCTTGCCGAGAAAATAACGTGCATAGATCCTCTGACGTTGTTTTTCTGATAGAGTAGCAAGTCCCTTATAGATCATTTCAGTCACCCTATGCTGTTCATAAATATCTGCTGGTGATTTTTGATCTACAAGGGCTTCATATTCAATTCCATCTCCAAAATCCAAAGAAAAATATGCTTTGTGTCGATATGTATAAATCCGATATGCTTCATCGCGTAATTTATAAGCTCTTAAAATATCAGCGACTTCATCCGGCACTTCTACGATTGTGTCTGTTGTGTAAAATGGGTAATATTCCTTTAAATTGATTTGTTTCATATAAATTTCCTCCAATTTCGATTTGTTTGCGTGTGAAAAGCTAAAACCGAAATCAGAGGGCGGGGAGCGACACCCCACAGAGAACAGAAAGACAAAAAATTTTTCTATAAACGCAAAAGTGCGCGTCTGTCCGATGACAGGCGCGCACTCATACAACCCTAATAATTGATTGAAAGGGAAATGTTGGAAAATATAATATTTTGTCGAATGGAAAAACCCCGCAATCCAAAACCAGACTACGGGGCATAATGATAGATTTGGCCGGCAGCATCGAGGCCGGCATGTTGACCTCGGTAGCATAACCATGCCCTCCCTCCAAATCAAGGAGGGATAGACAGGCTTGCCAATTATCCGCCTCCTTCTATCTATTTGAAGGAATTATACAAACTTTTATGCTCGTTCTTTTCTTGAAATCTTCCAGAACTGTCCTTGTTCCGGCAAAATCTATCATAAATACAATTTTATTCATTTGTTTTTGTATATAATGTATATTCGGTTAATCTAAATCAAATTTATACCCAACTCCATATACACTTTTAATATAGTCTGGTACATCCGGCGAAACCTTGAGCTTTTGCCTGAGATTGCTTACATGGTTATTCACTGCCTTTCGGGAAAAGGAAGCATATTCTTCTTCCCATACCAGTTCCGTTATCATTTCATAGGTAAATACCCGTTTAGGATTCATAATGAGAAGGGCAAAGATTTCAAACTCTTTCACAGTTAATTCAACTATCTGCTCACGGACAATGACAAGTCTTTGTTCCAGACAAAAGTATATTTCACCTTCTCGTATTTCTGTTAAAGGCGGGCCTGTTCGTTTTGACACAGAATACTTGCTATGAAAAATAGGGTAGCATGGAATGTCAGCCGAATTGACGCCGCCCGTTTTATCTTCAAGAACAAACTGCGTCAGTTC